TGGAGATCGGAACTTTTCTCAAACCTATTGAACATGCTATCTACTCATTGAAGGGCTTTAAGTTCTTCGCTAGACCAGGGATGGGGAAGCGATGTAAGAGAGTAGAGATGAATCCGGTAACAACTGGAGAGTCATGTTCACGTGGATTTGCATATACTCGTATTGTGGCCAAGGGTATGAATGACAGAGAGAGAGCGAAAACGATCCGAGCTAAGATGCTACAGTTTAAGAACTGCGTAGTGTTGTCGCTTGATTGTACCAAATTCGACGCCCATGTCGCGCATGCAATATTAAAACGAGTTGAGCATGCGGCGTACTTGAGCCTCATTCCAGATAGCAACTTTGCATCACTTCTTGCCCAGCAGTTAAACAATTCGGGGACAACTGCTGGAGGTGTAAAGTACAAATCCCGGGGGGGACGTATGTCAGGCGACGTTAACACGGCGTGTGGCAATGTCTTTCTGATGTTGTGTATGATAATCGCCTATTGCCGGGATATTGGTATCGTCTTCGATATCTTAGATGACGGCGACGATTGTCTACTCTTCATCGAAGCTAGTGATGAGGCCAAGGTACGCGACTCCATAGAATCGATATTCTTGGAGTTCGGTATGGAACTGAAATTGGAGAATCGGGCAGAGGACTTCCAAGACGTGGTGTTTTGCAGATCTAAGGCCATTTATCGTGAGATCCCCGGTGACATGGGGGTAAGCGGTGAGTGGGTGATGTGTCGTGATTGGAGGCATGTGCTAAAGCAATCCCTCTCGTCGCACCGTCATTACGACCAGCCGACCGTTGGCATGGGAGTGGCAAGATCTGTGGGGCTGGCGCTCTGTAGCATGTATGCTGGTGTACCAGTACTGCAGTCTTTTGGTAGGGCCATAGTTAGACTAACCGAGGGGACTATGGCTAGACAATTTGATCACAAGAGCGGCCTCGGATACCGCTACTACCTTGAGACTGGATCCTGGATGCCGATGCAAAGTGAGTTAGTAGTTATCTCTCCGTTAGTCAGATCCCTTTTCGAAAGAACGTGGGGCTTGCCGAGTGACGAGCAATTGGTTTTGGAAGCAATGTTTGATGCCTTAACAAAGGACGATCTCCACTTCCAACTGGATGACCAAGGGGAAGAGGTGTTCTTGATGGAGGACGGTACGGTTCTAGACTTTAGTCAGGGTCATTGTGAACCACGCCTATTCAATTGGGAACGCGTAAACCCCGGACGTCGAGGCGGTATTATAGATGATCCATCTACTAGTACCGCTTACCAGGCCAATTAATCTGATCAGAAAGGTGCGAACTGGACGCCGTGGTAAATGCAGGGATACACACACCGGAACCATATGTATACGTAAGGTGGAGTGGCTCTGACTGGTTGCTGTGAAAACAATGGCAGCGTAACGCTATGAGGCTGAAAAGGGATTTACCGTGTGATGCGGCCCCCTGGAAGGATAACTTGTGGTATTCGCGGGCACATTGGGGTACTTAACCGGCCCTATCGTCAGCTCGATCGGTATGAAGCGGCGATATCATTCCTGGTGTCGTTAATGTAAGTGAAAAACCTCTGCCTTAGGGATGTGTTGTTATTCCTTGCTGGTGTAGGTATGGTGAGTCTATGTCATGACGAAGCTCGGTGCGATCCTGCGCTGCCACTTCCCCGCTG